TTTGCTGCCTTGACTCTGCGACCATGGGTGTATTCAGCACCCGATTGCTTGGAGTCACCAGACACCATCTTACCACCCTGGGAGCGGGAGTCAGCATACTCTTTGTCAGACTGACCATGCTTGCCCTTGTAGACTTCCTCAATGGAGTCTTCCTTGACACAGTTGTTGACTTCTTTGCCACCCTTCATCTTGGTGCCACGCTTCACATAACCCTTCCAGCATTTTGTGAAACCGTTGTCATCAACACCATCCATCTTCTTCTCAATCATCATCTGATGGAGATCTTCGATGTCGATGCCAACCACATCCTCACGTTGGAGGTTGAGACCGATGTCCTCAGGTGCCTTGGCACTCTTAGCGCCATCCTTAGAAACGATCTGGTAGCGACCATCTGCCTTTCTCCCAGTAATCAGGAAGGTGCCACTACCAGTCTTAACTACTCTGCCGATATTTCTGTCGTCACGAGCAGCTGCCTTCTTCTGGGCAATCATATCTCGCTCAACAGGGAAACCTGCATACCCCTCAACGATGGGATCATGATTGTCGAAGACTTCAATTACCTTAGCAGCGCCTTCTCTCAGGTGCTTGCTGGGCAGTTGATCCTCCAGACCATGTTCTATAGCATCTAGGATTCTACTTTGCTCATAGAAGTTATACTTCATGAGCGAGGCGGCAACCTTAATTTCTAACGTCATCGTTACTACTGGGATAGTTTAACTATTTATTACTTGATGGATTTTTGATTCTTACGGAACTCAGAAAACTTCTTGGTCGATTGACCAGGAGTCATATCTTGCACCGCAATTCTATATTTATCAGTGCCAACTTTCCACTCATTACCACTACCATCATCGGCAGAATGATTGGACTGGTCGTTGGTTTCTGTTACATCCTTCAACCATGCACGAAACTCATCACCATACTGCTCTTCCTTAAAGATAATGTAGTTAGGACCACGATAAACAACAGGACCACGAAGACCTGTGTTGTCATGCTCTACTATAGCACCAACCTTAAAGATGTGGTCAAGCATGTAGTGATCACGGAAGGCAGCAAAGTCTAGTTTAGGAGCATACTCCCAGACAGATTCATGGACAGACTCCTTCTTCTTACCCTTCTTGTCGGGTTTTGGGGGAGGAGTCATGCCTGTTAACACGTCCTGCATCAGTGCAGCACTGTGCTTCCTGCTCATCCCTTTGGGCATTCCTGCGTGGAAGGAGTCGTGGTCCCCTGCTTGTGCGTGGGCTCGCATTTTACTGGCAGAGAGATTCTCAATAGGGTCATCGCTATCATCAGCGCGAGCACCTGCAGACTTAATGTTAATCGACTTGAAGTCATAGTGGACACCATTATATTTTTGAGTGAGTTTCTCAAACTCTTTCACTCTATCATCACCCACAACCATTGTGACATGTTGATGTCCTTCGTCATGAAGGTCACGAAGCACATCAAAGATATTACGGTGTGCCTCAGAGTTTTGAATTGCTTTGTCATGCTGGGGGAAGAGTTTCCTCATGTGCCCCACCTTCTGATCAGCAGTCAGGGGATTCTTTTTGTGGTCTTGGCTTCTGCTGGGATAGATTCTGTAGTTACCTGAGTCGCCAGCATGAGCTTTAACAGCGTCCAGTAACTTGCCATGACCAGCATGGGGAGGATTAAACCTACCAAATGTAATAGCGATATGAGGATCTACAGGTTGATTGCTTTTAGCACCACTCTTTCCCTTGGAAGAAGTGGATGGTTTTTTGGTTGCAGATTGTGCTGCTTCCCTGATGAATTCAATAAATCTCATTTGCCCCAGTCTTTCGCTACTGTGAAGTTTGCTCGTGAAAACTCTAGTCTATCAACAAGTTTGAGTGCTGCACCGTCTTGAATAGCCACAAATCCTTCTGGACTCGTAACCTTGTATCCATTCTCGTCTTCCAAGAATGTCCCGACACCCTCAATTTTATTCAACTTATTTATGATCTGAATCTTTGCCTGAATCAAATTCATAAATCCGCTGAGTGCGGAATACATTACAGTTGCATTAGTATTTAGGTATTTGATGCATTCATCCTTCTTATCAGTCCAGTCTTTCTGTGCTTTAGGAGTTTTCTTCTTAGCAATCTCAGCGTTATATCGCTGGGTTACAAAGTTTGTGAAGTCCTGACCCATCGCTCTGCTGCTACTGGGGAGTTTACCCGACTTAACAACTTGGTTGAAGTAGATCTTGAATAGTGCAGGGGTAGAGACAGTGCCCTTCTCGTTAGAAACCTTATCCAGGAATGCTTTACCCCTGTTGAGGTTGCTCTCTGCTGTGTTGATTGTGTTGTTGATCTTATTCAACTCAGTAGATGTCAGGTTTGCTTTGCCGTTGACATTCTGGAAGGTGGAAGAGAAGACTGCGATCTTCTTATTGCCCTGCAGTTTGCTCACGTCAACACCAAACCCAGCAGACATACTCTCAATGCTGCTACCTCGGTAGTAGGTGTGGAAAACAATTCCCAGGTCAGCACTACCAACACGCTCACCCATCTTAGTTGCTGCCTCTACACAGTATGTGATGGTGTTAGGTTTGAATTTGTAGCATCGCTTGCCACCCATCGTGGTCAGGGGAGGTGTCTCTGTGAATAGCAAGTCACCCTGCAACACACCATCAATAGGAAGAGTGCTAAGCATCTTCAAACACATCTTCAGTTTGTCTCGGATGGGATGGTTACCATAGAAGGTGTCGATGTCAGCATTGCTATAGCAAACCTTAGGGTCATTCTTAGCAAACACTGACTTAGTGCCTACAAAGAATAGATCCAACTCAGGGTCGGTGCCGCAGATAATAGCAGGAGCACCATCCCATTTCGTCGTCACCTTAACGTTACTACCACCCTTACCCGTGGTCAGCATGTCACGAAGTGACTTCAGAAATCGAATTGCATTCGTAGCACCAGCAGATCCATTGTTGATGATGTCATCTTCAAGGTGCTCAAGGTGTGTATTCTTTGCCATTACGGTTGGATTCCTACTCGATCGTTTACTGGTGATGATTTGTAAGACTTTGCTCTCAGTTTGAATCTGTCTGTGCTTCTAAGTTGATTGTATGCCTTATTCTCCATCCTGAATTCTGGCATACCATTTCCACCCAGTTTGAATTTGTAGTAGGTAACCTTATTCATAAGGTAATCTACTACGATCTCCCTGTATTGAAGGATCCCATCGTCGGAAAACTTCTGGATGGCGAGTTGCATAATCAGCGAGACCTGATTGTATTTTGCGTTTCTCTTTCCTGACCCACCCAGGCGAGCATCAGTAAACTGACTCTGCTGGTTGAATTGTGGGTAGTAGGTCGCTGCCATGTCTGACCACACAGAAGAGTATTGCTCCATGTGTGCCTCTGTCATAGTGGTGGGTGATGGGTCTGCTGGTATCGCTTGAAGTATATTATCAGGAAACCTGCTGGTGAGGTTGGACTGCTGTGCCAGTAGTCGAATTGCCTTGTAGGTGGACTCTGCCACACTATCAGGTTTATTGCCCAGTGTCCTCAAAACCTTGGCTTCAATTTTCTTTTCGTATTCCACCATGAAGGGATCCCTCACATTGGCGTCCATAAAGTTAACGAGGTCTTGAGGTTTGATCACGTTGGTTGTATTGGACAGCACCTTAACCGAGAAAGGATACTCTCTATTAGCACCATCTTTCAGCTTGAAGTCAATCAGTGGCTCATTACCTGCCTGGGGAATGAAGACACTAGCATTACCCTTGTTTAGATCAGTGAATCCAAGTCGTTGCAACTGACTCGCACCACGCTCAAGCACACAAATAGGTGCCATCATCTCACTAAAATCTTTCTGAATATCCTTAATCACTGCGTCATAAGCAGAGTCGGTGAGGTTTCTGTATGCAGTTACCAAGTCCGCCCTATCACCAGCAGAATGTGAATCGCAATACTCAACCAACTCAACTAAGAAAGTCTTGACCACCGTTGGCAACTCAACCCTAACTTCGATTGCTGTCTTAAGAGCTTCCAGATATGCAGGGTATGGTATCCATCTATCCAATGGAAACCCAAGAAATTTCTGAGGTTTCATATCGAATGTCTGTCCACCAGCACGAGTCTGTGGTTTCTTCAGTGCTGTGACACGCACCCATCCTTCATGAGGATCTCCACAAGATGTTTCACACCAAACAACCTCCAGGAATGTCACTGGAGTGGGTGCATCTACTGGTTTGATATGGACAACTGAATTTTTAGGAATAGTTTTTATCTTTCTACTCCCTCTATTGTCAGCCCACAGAGGGGTGTTTATCTTGACCTCAGTCTCCACACCAGCTCGAAAAACAGAAACATATCTGTCCCATACTTCTTCTAGTTTTCTTCCTGCCATAAAAAAAGAGGGTGCTACCCTCTTATTTATTATTCAGGGGTGAATCGACTCTTGCGGTAATGCTCCCAGAGATTACCACTTTCCATAAGTTCCATGGAAACTTCAGGATACCACTCATCCAGTTCCCGACGAGTGGTGGGCATTTGATTCAGCACTTGTTCCAAACGTCCCTTTCCAAAGACTCGAATGATCTCTGCAAACAACTCCGATTGAGTCTCTTTCTGTTGATCGATATCTGTTATGAGGTGGCGAACAAGCGTGTTGCGGGCATAAGATTCTGACATATTGTCAACCATCATGCGGGCATACTCTTCCACAAACCAAGACCACTGGTCTTGACTAAAATCACCCCATTCAGAAGGATTATCTGGATGTGATTGAAACTTGGTATCCATATAAAACATATTTGACATAATCAGGGTGCTTGCGAAGGGACAAATGGGTCGCGTGATCGATTCTTGATCACGATGAAGGCATCCTTGTTATACTTGCGGGTGCCCTTAGTAGGTGCCCACTTGCTACCATCACCTTCAATACCATAGACAGAAGTGCCACCGATCTCAACATGGATGTCATCATTACGAACATCCCATCCTAAAGCAGCAACTGCTTCAATGAGGGTATCTTCAGTATAGCGCATCAGAGATCACCTTGCTTACGGTTTTCGGAGTAGTATTCACTAAACTTCTCACCAGGATAACGAGCGGCAAGTTTGAGGACATTGATATAGATCACCTCATCAAGTCGGACACCCAGGGAGATAGCAGCATTCATAGCATACCACATCACATCACCCAACTCACGAATCAAATGCTCCTCGGTTGCTGCTTCCCAGGGCTTACCCTGAAACTTCAGTTTCTTGACGATCTCCATAAACTCACCTGCCTCAGCAACAAGACCAGATGCTGCAGTGTCGAGACGCTCAATGTCACAACCTGCCTGCTTCAACTCTTTATAGCGAAGCAGCAGTGCTTCAAAGTCCTTACTAGGACCACTGGTAGTCTTGTCAACGAATGCCTGATACTTATCAAAGTCAATCTTTAGCGGACCCGCCTTGACCTGCTCTTCAGCCTCCTTCTCTGCGTTTGCCTTTTTATCCTTGATCTTTTGCTTGGTGCGATAAGCAGAGTTGAAACGATTGTCATTAAGAATATCGTCGGCATTCTGTGGAGCATCGGCAGCCATCTTCTTTGCAGCCTCTGCCATGTCCTCTTTAGTATCTTGAGCACGATTGTGCAACTCCTCTGCTGCCTTTTGTGCGTCTTCACCACCGCCAAATTCACCAGCAGCGAATCCCTTGTTTACATTTTCCATAATTAAACTTTCAGTTGAGAGAATTTATTTCTAGTTGACTCGGCTTTAGAGAAAGCAAAGCGGTTGACTTCAGTCTCCTCCTCTTGATTGGAATCAATGATGTCCAACTGAGCAGACTGCTCACAATCATACAGTCTCATCTTTGCTCTGTCAATGCCAAGGATGAATCGTTTGTTGACTGTGGGATCGTTGTATCTATTCTTGAGTTGTTTGACCATGATTTGATTCATGGACTCTAGGTCTTCTGTTGAAATAAGTGCAAACATAAGGTCAGCAGTTGCAGGAAGACCGAAAGACTCGCTAGTATCAGTAAGCTCCACGTCACTGTTGCCGTAACCGCTGCGAGTGGTTTGCGTAGCGGACACGATCGGGACGTTGAATTCACCTGCAAGTCCTCTGAGCTCTTCAGCGATTGCTTTGACATAGGTATAGGAGTTAACGATGTTACCTTTGTAACGATTAGATGCACAGATGTTGAGATAGTCAACGAAGATGATATCGGGATGGAATCCTTTCTTCAAAGACAACTCATTCAACAGACTTCTGAAGTGTCCGACGTGAGCAGAGGCAGTCGGATACTCTTTAATCACCAGTTGACCATGAGTCTTCTGAGCAAGGGTATTCACCTTGGTCAAATATTTCTGCTTGCTCAGGTCAGTTAGTTGCTGGATATTTACATCGAGAAGATTCGCGTCAATACGCTCTGCAATCTTTTCTTCTGCCATCTCAAGAGTGATATACAATACGTTGCGTCCCCCGAGCATTGTGGCAGAAGCCATGTGACACATAAACAAAGATTTACCGACACCTGTACCAGCAAGAGCGATATTAAGAGTTTTATTAGAAAGACCACCCTTCGTAATCTTATTGAAAAACTCCAGGTCAAAAGGAATCTTCTCTTCCTTACGGTGGTAAAACTCATAACGTGCCTCAGCTTCGTCGATGTAATCGTGACCAACCGAGTCATCAAAGCAGACTGCAAGTGCATCCTGCATAATGGAAGGAATGGCACCTTGATCACGAGTCTTGTCTTGACCATCAGCAATCCTGACAGACTCCATGAGAGCGAGGTAGATCGCTCTCTCCTGGCACCACTTCTCGGTTGTATCAATCAACCATTCATCATTGTATTCAGTTTTATCTAGGGACTGCAGAATCTGCAGCACCTGCTTGACCAACTCTTCACTAATGTCTTTCTTTGCCTCAACCTCTAATGCGATAGCGTTGGGCTCAGGAAGATTATCATACTCATCGATGAATGACTTCACCTCACGGAAGATAACCTGATGAGACATCTGGTCGAAGTATTCGTCTTTAATGAAGGGGATGACCTTCCTGCAGTAACTATCATCAAAGATAAGTTTACTGACTACAATCTCTTCGATACCAGGCATAGGGTTATTGATAGTGGAGGTAGGTGCCAATAATATACTTGTCATTGCTGACAGGTGGGAGTCCTGCGTGAGGATACTGCCATGTGGGTGGGAATAAAAGCACGCTTCCTCTCTTTGGTTTCACCTTGTAGTCTATCAGAGGAAAGGAAGTTTCGCCACCCTCTTCTACATCATTTAGATAGAAGAAGAGGACAAGAAAACGTCGTGCAGAATCATGATCACCGACATCGATGTGGACATCAAATCGATCTTCACTCTCTACAGAGTATTTCTTCATACGAATCTGCTCTAAAGCATTCTTCGCTGGCCAAAAAGGACTGGTCCCTACATCAGCACTATACTTTTCAGTTGCATTCTGGATAGCAGCGATCAACTGATTGTGAATGATGCCCCAATTAGCAGGACCACCACCCTCAGCGAGAGCAGTGACATTCAGTTGAGTAAACTGAGGACTCTTATCCCTGTCCCATCTGTCATGATACGCCTCGGATTCTTCATACTCCTTGATGATATTCTTACAAAGGTTATCATCAAGGATACCGTCGTATACTTTGATAAAGTCTTTAAGATTCTCCATAACCAAATTCCTTTTGGGCACATTCGTCGAGGGCTTGCATCACTTCGGGGGTGAAGTATTTTTCGGGATCCTTGTAAACAGCAGAAGGATAAACAGAAGATTCACCAAACTTGACGCGATTACCGACCCGCTGGAAGACTCCGTATTTCTCACCCAATTCCAGTAGTCCGTAATAGCGGTCCAGTCCACGGTCGTCGTAATAAAGACGAGTTTCAACTTCGGAATTCTCCTTTGTCAAACGAGACTTTGCTGCTTTCGCTTTGATGATATTGCCGATGACTTCTTTACCATCTTTCTCCTTCTTCTTTGACAGGTAGATAATAGTTGATGCTGCATACTTGAGACCACTACCACCACCCATCTCCTTTGTGGGGACATAAGCACCGACCACATCATAGGTGTGATTGGTGACAATCAAAGGGATGTTTGCTTTACCAAGTTTCAAGGTGAGGACTCGGAAAGCACCTTTGGTTACTTGAGCACGAGTCATATCTCGTGTCTCCTTACCTTCTTCAGTGTCTTGGATCTCCTTAGAAGTTGACAGCATTCCGAGAGAGTCAAGGACAAACATCAAAGGTTTACGATCCTTCGCGTCCTGACTAAGATATTTATCAGCGACCTTGATCGCCTGTGTGCGAAACTCTTGGATCGTTGACACAGGCATAATGACCATACGCTTGGCGTCGATACCACGACCTGTGATCATCTCTCTAGAAATGGCAGACTCGCTTTCAAAATAAATGACTCCAGCATCAGGATCAGTGTCAAGGAAATGACGAACGATACTAAGAGCATAAAAAGTTTTGCCAGTGCTGCTCTCTCCTGCAAGAGCGGTGATCTTGTTTGAAGGCAGACCTCCAAAAATACTACCACTAAGGACGGCATTAAAGATATAGCTGCCAGTATCAATATAAGATTCAATGTCGCCAGCAGCAACCCCGTCAGCAGCAATGCCTGCGTAGTCATTTCCTATCTCTTTTACAATGTCAGCAAAGAAACTGCTTGTCATACTCCTCCTATCTAAACATGAATTCTAGTGTAGCACGTTTCCTGGCAGACCACCCGATCTGATCTAAGACCACACTCAGGGGATCCAGGAATGCTTTCTGAAACTGTGTATCATAATCAATATCTTGCTCAAGTCCAAATTCAGTAGGCAGTCCTCGGAAGAATGAAATGACATTTTGGAATGTGCCATTCTTACCAGCGGTGCCAAGTTTATTAGGAGTCCTTAGAAAGATATACTTGATCTTCTCACCCTCTTGGATGAGAGGATACTTATGTGTGAGTTTCTTCTTCTTAATCTGCTGATTGTATAGCAGAGCACCCCTAACATGGATGGGACAATGTGGTCCATATAGCATATCAGGGTGGTGGTAGTTGCCAATGTTGTTGCAACTACGAGGGAAGGAGACCTCATCTAGTGGCAGTTGCTTAAACTTCCTCTCGAAGTCAGCAACATACCGCTGTAGGTCCTTCTCGGTGCCATTCATGATGAGTTTCAGAGCATCACGAAGAGCAGTCCGACAGGATGAAGGTGTGGAGGATTTGATTGCCTCAATACCCATGATCTTAAGTTTGGGCTCATGGTATTGGACACCCTCACTATTCCAAACGTTGAGGATGTAACGCTTCTTCTTGGTCCAGATGCCACGATTAGCGATGTTTTCTCGCTTCATAAACATCTTGTTTTCATATGCATTCACATATGATGCGAGGTCCTCGTAGCATCGCTCGATGAATGGCTCGATCTGCTTCTGACAAGCAACATCGAGGAAGCGGACAATCCTCTCTGTAGGAACATCTGGTGCATCAAATACAGAGCGGACAAGTAGATCAAGACAGATATAGATGCTGTCAGTATCACTGGCAATAACATAGTCTTTTCCTTCAGTTTTGAGTAGTTTGTTTAGGTATTCGTTTACCTTGTTTTCGATCCAACGAATCGAGACTTGACCCGAGAGAGTAATCGCCTCAGCATTTGCCAAGTTGTAGTATCGGAAGTATTGGTTTCCGATGGCACCATAGGCAGAGTTGAGTTGGATCTTCCTTGCCATCTGGATGTTGTTGAATTTGCTAATGCTTTTTTGTAGTGCCAAGGTCTCTGCAGGTGTTTTGGCATCCTCAAGACTTTGCTTAGCGGCAAGCATTCGCTTCTTGTAAATGGTCCTTTCATCGTAGATTGTCTGCATCATTTTGGGGAGAAACCCCTGAAAGTCTTTGCGATACTGAGCACCATTGGCGCATACAGCATACTCGCTATCTGCATGGAAGTTACCTGAAAGGATCTTCTCAACAGACACACCCTTGGAATACCTCTCATCAACCAGAGTCTCTGGTGAGATATTGTATTGCATGATTAGGTGAGGATATAGGGAGTTGAGGTCAAACGAGACCACCCAGTCATATGATCCAGGAATAGGCTCCTTCACATATGCCCCAGCATACTTATCATCCTTCTTCGATGTCTGTTTTGGGGGCACTACAATGTCGTTTTTGCTGAGGTTGTTGTAGATGAGGGTGTCCCACATCTTCACCTGGGAGAATACGTCATCCACATTCACCTTGGCGTCGTATGCCATGGTGACTGCCAACTCAATGAGTTTCATCTTGTCTTCCAACTGGTCAACAAGATTCACGTCATGGATGTTGTATTCAACAAACCGCTGCCAATCAGAGGTGTAGAAGTCCTTGAAGTTTTCATACTCACTGTGATCCAACTTCTTCTCGCCCAACTCCACATGGGAGAT